ATTTCGGTAATGATTATATCGAAGGCTCCAGAGCCATTTCTTAAAAACCCAAGGAGACATTTAAAAATGTTAATGCAAGAAAACCTAAAGGCACGTGGTCAAGTTCAAGTTGAGATCCTTGACGAAGCTGGTGTCCTTAAAGAAAAGATTCATATCCCTAACCTTGTTGTTCAAGTAGGTCGTAACTACATTGCTGAGCGTATGACTAACCAGGACGACGCCGTTATGTCACATATGGCAACAGGTGAAGATAACACAACTCCAGCATCTGGTGATACCACACTAGGTACTGAAAATGGCCGTGTTACTCTTGACTCAACTGTTGTGAATGCTAACGTTGTAACATACACCGCGACATTCCCTCCAGGTACTTCAACTGGTCCACTAGTAGAAGCTGCTGTTTTTAATGCTAGCTCTGCTGGTATTATGCTATGTCGTACAACTTTTGATGTTGTAAACAAAGCCGCTGCTGATACCATGATTATTACTTGGGCAATTACAATCTCTTAATAACTTAGAGAGTACTATAAATGACTGCTGTTGTTACTTCATTATTTCATCCGAACTTAGCGAATACTGTTTACGAAGAAATTCAAAACAGACGCGCGGTTTATCATTATTTTGTTGGCCAAGTTTTGGACTGGGATAATGAAGCTTCACCTCCACTTCCAAGTGGGATTCCTGAGTATGAAAGTTCTGTTAGAAATAGTATTGTTCAAACAAAACAAATTCAGATTAATGATGTTGCATTTGTAATTCCAAGAATAGATTGGAATGCAAATGAGGTTTTTGATATGTTTGATGATACATATTCACAAACAAATCCTTCTGCAACCGGTGCAACTTCATTAAAAGATTCTCGCTTTTATGTACTTACCGAAGACTTCAATGTTTATAAGTGTATTTACAATAACGGTGGAGTTCCTTCAACAGTAGAACCTTCTGGTACAAGTTCTAATTATTTAGAAACAGGTGACGGTTATGTTTGGAAATTTATTGCGTTTATTCCTTTGGGTTTGCGCAATAAATTCTTAACAACCGGATTTATTCCTATTACCAAAACCGTTAAAAACAGATATTATTCTGAAGGTACAATTACATCTTATAATATTCTAGATGGCGGTCAAGATTACGATCCAAATGAGACATATGCCCTTGTTCAAGGTGACGGCTCTGGACCTTATGCAAAAAGATTATCTTCTATTATTACATATGTCGTAGAATATAAAGATGGTACTAATGTTAATGGTTTTGGTAAAAAGTTTTATATCAATAACGAAATTACACCTCAGCTATATTTAACTGAAGGTAACACATATAGATTCGATCAAGGTCATTCTTCAAATACTGGAACTACTCTTAAGTTTTCTACAGTAAGTGACGGAACTTGGCATAGCGGAACTGAATATACAACCGGTGTTACTTATGTTGGCACACCTGGTACTTCAGGCGCATATACTGAAATCACAGTTGAAGAAGGTGCAGTTAACCTTTACTATTTTAGTGAAGACGATGAATATGCTGGTGAAGAAGCATACACAATTACTAATGCAGGAATTGAAGGTTCTGCTAATATTCAGTTAGTAATTGAAAATGGCGTAGTTACAGGCTTGGAAATTCTTGATGGCGGATTTGGTTATAGTAACGCAAACTTAATTGTAACTCATGACCTAGAAGATCCAGGCGAAGGTGCTTCAATTACTCTTAACTTATCTGAAGGTGATTTAGATACACAACAGGCTAACGTAGAATTACTTGCTGTTGATGGAGAGATTAGTTATATTGTAATTGAAAATGGCGGATCAGGTTATACCAATGCTATTATTACAATTGATGGAGATGGAACTGGTGCTAATTTTGAACCAGTAATTAACTCTGCCGGTGAAATTGAAGGTATTGATATTATTAATCAGGGTTCTGGTTATAGCTTTGCGAATATAACTATTACTGGCGATGGCAGAGATGCTACAGCTAGAGCAATTATGTCACCTTTAGGTGGTCATGGTTCTAATGCTCCAGATGAATTGCTAGCTGATACCCTTTGTTTCTATACATCTTTTGACGATGAAGCTATTCAAGATTTACAAGTAAACAACCAATATCGTCAAATTGGTATTGTTAAGAATCTTACAGAGTTTGGATCTATTCACAATAAATTTAATAATGTTTTAGGTTCTGCGTGTTTTGCAATTACTGGCACTTTCTTAGGTGATACATATCCAGAAGACAGTGATATTATTACTGCGGGTGCTGGTAAAAGATTAAGAGTTGTTTCGTCAGATGATAATGCAATGTTAGTACAATCATTAGATGGTTCTGTTCCATCTGCCGGTGAAACATACTACGATTCTATTGAATCAAATCCTTTTGTAGTTGCTGAAACTACAAACCCAACTATTAATAAGTTTTCAGGTAATATGCTTTATGTTGATAACAAACAAGCATTCCAACCTTCGGAAGAACAATCTGTTGTATTTAGAACTTTCATCAAATATTAACTTATAAATAATTCTAATAGAAAATCACAATTAGAGTGTAGTACGCAATGACAATCAATTTTAATACAGATCCTTACTATGATGATTTCGATGAAACAAAAGATTTTTATCGAATTCTATTTCGTCCTGGCGTTGCAGTTCAGGCCCGAGAGCTTACACAAATTCAATCAATTCTACAAAAACAAGTAAGTAGAGTTGGAGACCATTTATTTAAAAATGGCTCGCAAATTATTCCTGGATCGGTTAATGTTGATAATCAAGTCGACTTTGCAAAGCTAAATACGACATATAATTCAGTTGAAGTTACTACTTATCTAACACAGTTTGCTGATAAAATTATCACAGGTGCAACTTCTGGAGTTACAGCTGTTGTACTTGATTCTTCTGAATGCGCTTGTGTTATTGATGGTTCTGTTCCTACACTTTATTTTAAATATGAATCTACTGCTGCTGATGGTGAAACAAAACGTTTCCTTCCAGGCGAAGATCTAATTGCGTATGCTGCTGATAACACTACGGCTAATAACTATCGCCTAACTGAAAATCTTACTTCTGATTTATATGTTACTATTTCTGCTCCAGTTGGAAATACCACTTACACTAATAACGAGTCAACAGACGTAATTGGTAAAGCTTTCCAAGTTGAAGTGAAAGAAGGTATTTACTATGTCGATGGTTTCTTTGTTCGCAATGACGAACTTCACTTATACATTGGTAGATTTTCTAATAATCCTACTGCTAGAGTCGGCTTCCAAGTAACGGAAACTACTGTTACTCCAGAAGATGATAATACTCTTCTCGATCCAGCACAAGGTACATATAACTATACTGCTCCTGGTGCTCACCGATATAAAATTGATTTATCTCTTACTGAGTTACCGGAAGAATCTAATGGTTCTGATAATATTAAATTTATTGAACTTATTCGAATTAAAAACGGTCAAGTTCAAAGTAAAGTATCAAGAACTTCTTATGCTGAGCTTGAAAAAGCTATGGCGCGTAGAACTTATGATGCTAATGGTCACTTTGAAGTTAATAAATTTAAGCTTACTAAACGTGAGCATTTAGATGATACAACAAACAATGGTGTATATTTAGCTGCTGATGGCGGTGAGGATTCTAAGTTTGTAATGACAATTGATCCTGGTCGTGCTTATGTTTATGGCTATGAAGTCGAAGCTATTACAACTACGTTTGTAGATTTTGATAAAGCCCGAGGCGACGATCACACAGTTGAATTAGAGCAACAACCAATTGGTACGCCTGTTGGTAATTATTTGCTTGTAGATAAAGTTCAGGCTTATGCTCCTGATTTTACAGCATTTGAAGAAATTGATCTTGTCCGTAAATATACTTCTCCAGACGAAACAAATCACTTTGCTCCTGGATCACTAAGTTCATTTGACGAAAAAGTTGGTACGGCCCGAGTAAAATCTTTTGAGCTTCACTCAGGTTCTTATTCATCAAACCCAGTATTTAAACTAGGTTTATTTGATATTCAAATGAAGCCTGGATATTCATTTACAGATGATGTTAATGGCTACCGCGAAGCAGGGCAAGCTATTGGTAATATTTGTGGCGGTGGTAACGTTGTTGTTGATGCAGATGTTGGATACGTAACTGGTACTGCAACAAACTCTGCTACTACAATTACTGGTGTCGGTACTCTTTTTGAACAAGAGTTTGCACCAGGCGACGTTGTAGTAATTAATGGTGGAGTTGTTGGGCAGGTTCATACTGTCGATTCAAATACTCAAATTACAGTTACCGGTACTACTGACGTCTCAACATCTTACAGTGGTCGTGTACAAAAATTAAAAGCGATTTTACAAGATCCTGAGTATCCAAACTTAATCTACCCTGTAGGCTACCAGTATATTAAATCTTTGTATAATACTGATGGTACTCGCGAGGGAACATTAACAGTACGTAGAATTCTGGAAGATACAACCGACGGATCGGGTACTTGGTCTTTTACTCTTGCAACTCAAGGTGAAACATATCTTTCAGATCAAGACTTAGAAAATTATACTTTGTTTGATTCAAACGGAGATGTTGTTAATATTGATTCGGGTGATATTTCTTTCGACTCAGATTCAAATAGAAAAACAGTCTTTATCTCAGGACTAAGTAATAATACTGCTTATACTTTGGCTACTACAATTCGTCAAACCGGTACTATTGGTGCTGAAAAGACCAAGACTCTTCAAGAAGACTTTGCAGAAACAATTACTGGTAAGAAAACAGTCACAGCTCAAAGAATTACTCTTTCAAAAGCTGATGTATTCGGAATTAAAGACATTCGAGTAACGCCTGGCAATTATGACACTTATGACGCTGGTAACTCTATTTCAATTCTAGACAGCTTTACTCTCGATGATGGTCAAAGACCTACGCACTACCAAGCAGCGCAATTAGTTCTAAAGGCTACAAAGAAAGTTCCATCAGGTGCGTTACGTGTAACTTATGATTACTTTACTCATTCAGCTGGTGGTAACTACTTTACTGTTGACTCATATACTCGTCCAGATAACCCGGCTGTTGGTATTGGCTATGGTCTAATTGGTACTACTAATTTTGACAATGGTGAAACTGTCAACCTTGCTGATATTATTGACTTTAGACCAGTTATTTCTGGTGATAACACAACTACACCAGAATTGCCGGCTATTGGTTCAGATTTAAACACCGATCTTGCTTATTATATGGCACGTATTGATAAATTGTTACTCACCTCAAAGGGAGAGTGGCAAGTTATTAAAGGTATTCCATCAATTGATCCTCAAGAACCGGCCGATTCTGATGCTGGCATGATTATTGCAACGCTGTTTATTCCTCCATATACTCAAAGAGTTGGAGATGTTAAGTTACGCCAACGCGATAATAGAAGATATACCTTCAAAGATTTGGGTAATATGGATCGTCGTATGACTTCGATGGAAGAATATGTCGCTCTTGACCAACTCGAAAAGCTTACAGCTGATCTTCAAATTACTGATGCTACGACTGGTATTGATAGATTTAAAAATGGATTTATTACAGATCAATTTACTGGTCACTCACTTGGTGATGTAAAACGCGATGACTATGGTTTTGCTATAGACAGTCAAAATAAAATTGGTCGTCCAATGCACTTTACATCTTCATTAGATATTATTGAAGATGTTTCTGACCAAGCTGAAAGAGCAGCTACTGATTATCAAAAAACTGGTGATGTAATTACACTGCCTTATACTGAAGAATCACTAATCTTTAACCCATATGCTTCTAGAACGATTGATGTTAACCCATACAAAATCGGTGCGTACAAAGGTGAGATTACTCTTAATCCAGAAGGCGATAACTGGAAAGAAACAGATCGTCGCCCTGATCTTATTGTAACAGACGATAACGGCTATGATGCAATTCAATTCTTAGCTGATGAACTTGGAGTTACTGGCACTCAATGGAATGAGTGGGAAACTAACTGGACTGGTTCTTCTAGCTCTACAAGAACATGGCAAACAGGTGATCCAAATAGAAGACGTCAAACAGTACGAGGATTCGAAGAAACAGTAACAACTATTACTGGTTTACAATCAAGAACTGGGGTTCAAACAAATATTTCTTCTACTGTAAATTCACAAAATTACGGTGATAGAGTAGTAGATCTTTCTTATATTCCATATATGAGAGCTCGTCCTGTAGTGTTTACAGCTAAAAACTTAAAGCCAGACACTAAATTCTTCCCATTCTTTGATGATAAATCTGTAACTGATCATGTTATTTCTGCTCAAGTATTTAAAGTATCTTTATCTGCTGGATCAATTTATATGGACTTTGATCCATATAACCTACAACAGGGTGTAATTGCTGATCAGTTTGAAAGAACTCAAAATGGTAAAGTTGAAACAGCTTTTGCTATTGGTGACGTAGTTAAAAACTCTACGCATACTGCAGTAAATATTGATGCAATTACTAATTTAACATCTGCTGGATCTTCGTTTACACTTGAAGTTGCAGATGTTACTGGTATTGCTCCAGGTCACCATGTTATGCTTTATAACTTAGGCGCTAATAGAGCAATTGATGCTTCTCCATCAAATGATAATATCGCTGTTCCAGAATCAACAATTACTGATTACACAAAAAATACTTCTTCAGAATTAAACTTGAAGAAATTTAAAGTAACAGGAGTTTCTGGCACAACAGTTACTCTTGAAAATATTGATGGAACTAATATTGAAGCATTTTCCGCATATGACTTAACCGCTTATACTGGTGATACTGGTAAATTATTAAGACTTACCGCTTCAGGTGTAGTTGCATTCCAAGGTGAAGTATACGAAGATCAAACTAATAGTTTTAGTATGTATGACAGAGATATCCATATCGTAAATATCAAAAACGGCTTTACTGTCGGTGAAACTATTACAGGCTCAATTGAAACGGCTGGTGGTCAAATTAACTCAGTTGATATTGATGAAATCAATGGCTCAACAAGTACTACAACTGCACCAACAATTTACACATCAGCCGATGATTTAAGAACTGATACTTGGGGATCTGTTGTAGGTGTATTCAATATTCCAAATACGGACGCTCTTGCATTCCGCACAGGTGAACGTAGATTTAAACTTATTGATAACCGTACTAATAATGATGCAGACTTTGACTCAAAAGGTTCAGCAGTTTATTATTCAACTGGTATCTCACTATCAAAAGAAGCTACTGTTGTTAACTCAAGAGATGTAAGATTTGTTGAAGATAGATTGTATGAATCTCTACCAGTACGTAGAACATCTACATCGCAAAGAATGCTATTTAGTTACTGGACTGGACACGATCCAGTTGCACAAACATTTAGTGTTCAATCAGATGGCGGAGCTTCTGTAACTTCTCTAGATCTTTTCTTCTCAGAAGCTGGCAATCGTCCAATTACTGTTGAGTTAAGAACAACAAACCAAGGTGTTCCATCAACTAAGATTATACCATTTACATCTGTAACTAAAACTCCACAAGAAGTTAATGTTTCAGCTGATGGCTCAGTTGCAACAACGTTTACATTTGATTCTCCAGTCTACTTGATGGAAGGTGAAACCTATGCACTGATTGTTAAAACCGATGAACCGGGTTGCAGATTCTTTATCTCTGAAGTTGGCCAAACAGACATTGTTACAGGTAACGTAATTACATCTCAACCTCTAACTGGTTCGTTATATCTATCGCAAAATAGCTTGGAATTTGAAATTAATCCACTTTATGACATGAAGTTTAATCTTCGTAAAGCTTTATATTCTACAAATGATATAAATGTTGATTTAAAAGTTGCTACACCTGAATCAATTACACTTCAATCTAACCCATTTACAATTGCGACGGGAACTAATAAAGTTCGTGTAGCAGCAAGGAATCATGGGTTTAGAGCAAATGATGTTGTTGTAATTTCAAATGTAGCAGAAGCTGTCTACGGGGCTGATGGTACAAATGGCATTCCATCAGATTTATTAAATGGTCAACACACAATTACATCAACTGGACTAGATAAAGATTCGTTTATTATCGAAATTGAAACCACAGATAGTAATAGTGAATCACTAATTGTTGGAACATTGGATGATCTAGTTCGTGGTGAATACGGTGGTGAAGGTATTCTATGTACCCGACAGCTGAATATGGATATGCTATATCTGAAATCTGGCACGGTATCAGTAAAAGGTACTAATATTGATTGGTATGTAAATCACGAATCGTTTGGTAATGGTGTTTATAGACCTATTGTTGGCGATGCAAACTACATGTTTGATGAAAGACAAACCGTTAAGTCTTATGAAAACCAAACAATTATTCAAGCATCTCCACTTGTTAAAAGAAGCTCGGTATTAATTAGAGCATCATTATCTACAGACAATGCTAATGTATCACCGCAACTTGATTTACAAAAGGGTGCTGCATACATTGTTTCTAACTTAATTAATGACGATTCTGAAAGCTTAATAAATGTTCCAGAATTAGATGCAACAGACCTTTATACTCCTGCTCTTGAAAATGTAACAGAAACTGATACAAAGGGTTCTGGAATTGGTACTGCAACGGTAACTTCTGGAAATACAGCAGTAACAATTTCGGCATCGGGCGATGATATTACTTGGATGGCCGAAGCTGGTGATTATCTACTTAATTCTTCTGGCACCTTTGTGGGAGAAATTCATGACGTAAATAGCGCTTCATCAATTACTCTAAGATCTGGAGCTGCGGTAGCTATGTCGGCAGAAGCATTCCAAATTCAAAACAATAATCATGTTAAATTCTACG